GCTTGTTGTCGAATTGCATCCGTACGATGCGGTCATCGGTTGAACTCATGCCTTCTGCACCTCCTTCCACACTCCGTCTGCGATCTGGTCAAATATCGGCCTCAGGGCCGGGTTGATGTAGTCATAGCCCTCAATCCAGCCACCGGTGCCGGTTCCGTGACCGTACTGAAGCCCGATGGCGACGTTGAAGCCGTTCTCGATGTTGCCGTTTTTCCACCAGATGGTGACAGCCCCACCGTTGTTCTGGATCTCGTAGCTCCACGCATCTGCGGTTGCGCCCGTGTCACGTGGAGTTGCCGCGCGGAGGGCCTCCACACCACGCTGGGCCAAAGGCTCAATGTTGGTGTAGAGGTCCCCCCTCATCATCTTCGCTAGGAACGCCTCGGTGTTGTGTGTGTCACCGCTCACGGAGTAACTGATCATGGCGCTCCTTTCGACTATGCGTACGCTTGGACGATCACGCAGCCCTGGGCGAAACGGTTGGTTCCTCCGCCACCGGATCCGTAGACCTCGGTGTTGAGGTAGTCGTCGGCCTGCGCTCGAGCACCACCGCCGCCGTAACCACCGTCGTTCCCCGATGCGGATGATCCAGGGACCGAGAAACCACCGTTGTTTCCCGCGGCTCCGGCAGTTGCCGTTGTCGGGTAGCTGATGTTGGCGTGCTTCGGACGTCCACCACCGCCGCCGCGACCTCCACCGATGATGGTAGGAGCCGGGTGACCGATGGGGCCACCAACACCGTCGTAGGTGCCGGCGGTGGGTGATGTGAAACCGCTGCCATCCGGAGTTCCGCTCGAACTCCAGGACACAGTGCCTCCGTCGCCTCCGACTCCCCCAGTGCCCAGGGCACCAGAGTTGCTTCCACCTGCTCCTCCGACAGATCCCGTACCGTTTCCGGATGTCGAGTTGCCGTCGTAGTCGCCGCCGATGCCGCCCTTACCGCCGAAGCCGGAATAAGCCGAGTCGTAGAACCAGCTGTCACCGCCAGCCGAACCGTTCGGTGCATCGGCGTTGTTGGCGCCGTTAGCGGGCTGTGTTCCAGCCGCACCCACCTGATACGGAACGTCGTCGGGGAGATCCGAAGTCACACCGGCGAGAAGAATCGAACCTCCGCCACCGCCTCCCGCACGACCAGCGTACGGACCGCTTGTGCCTGCGTAACCCAGCGCCTGAGCCGACCGGCCGCCTGCACCACCGACGCAAAACGCGTGATATGACATGTAGCCACCAGGCGCTCCCAGCTTCTGCAGGCGAACGTCGATGGTGCCCGATCCGGGGGTCGTGAGAACCCAGGTCTTTGCGACCTGCTTCGGCTGAAGCCGCATCATCATGCGCATCACTTGAAATCAGCTCCCATCAAGCCGACGTCCCAGTTGGTTCCGTCGAACAGGAAGACGATCATGTCCACTGCGTTGGCCGTAGTGGTGATGGGAAGGATCCCCATCGACCGCTTGAAGCCAGTCAGTGTGAAGGTCCGCCCGCCCGTTGCGTCCTGCTGGAGACGAAGCACCCACTGGGTGTTGGTCCTCGGTGAGCTGGGGAGCGATGCCGCGTCGAACGTGGTGTTGGCACCCAGGGTGACTTTGACCATCGCGTTGACCATGTTGTCGATGTTGAACTCGGGGATCGTGAGAACCCCGTCGGTCTCCGTGCCCTTGTTGATCACGGTTCCGGCGACGTAGTCGGGCAGGTTGTCCGCGATGGCAATGTTGACCTGGTCGTTGAGGATGTCCGCCACGATGGACGAGAAGTCACCGGCGTCGATGGTCGAGCCGTTCTCGCGCGTGAGGATCAGGTGGCCCGATCCGTTGATGGCCCCGGAAATGACGGACATTCCGAGGATCTCGTCCGCCCTTGCGGCGGTGATGCCGGTGAAGTCGGCCATTGGGTCTCCTTAGGGGTCGATGATGACGTCGGTCGTCCCGCCATCGGAGACAAGATACGTGCCGTCGCCGTTGTCGGTTGCGTTGATGTTCCGCATGAGGAAGTGCCAGCCGTCGATGTCCTCCAGGTTGTCCTCCGAGCCAGACACGGTGAACGTGCCATCGGTGTGGACGTGGAAGGTCATCGCGTCGCCGAAGAACAGGATGTCGTAGAGCTCCGTAGGAGTGGGCATCCGTCCTGCCACGGTTCCGTCAGCGGTTCCGTAGAGCAGCGTCTCGATCGTGGCGATGGTGTCCTCAGAGAGGTATCGCGTGTCGACGACGTAGTGCGCTGTCGGTCGATAGCCCGGAAGCTTGACTGGAGTGCACACCAAGTCGAACTGAAACTGCACCGGCTGGACATCCGAGCCGATCGTGTTCCTCGTCCGCTGCTTGATCGTCGCCATGCAGTTGTAGATGAGGTGAAGCTGGTAGCCGAACATGTCTCCACGAGTGCCGCTACCGACGAGGGTGCGGTATGACATGTCGAACTGCGTGGGCTTCTGATTGTCGACGTAGAAACCGTCTGCTGCCTTCGGGATGCCGATGCAGACACCGAAAGCATCGGGGTACATCATCGACGTGACGGATCCGACGAAGTCACCCGGCTCAGCATCGGCCAGGTAAACCACGCCGTCCCGGTACAAGATCTCCGACGAACCCTCGCCGCCCTCGTCAACGGAGATGAGTCCGTTCCAGGGTACGGGGTCGATGGTCGGAATGTACAACACGCCGCGGTCGAGGCCGTGCTGGTAGTACCGCTTGTCGGGATCGTCCCAGTTGATCATCGGGCCTCCTAACCGGATGTGTTGAAGAGCTTCTTACGGCGCTCGTTCTCTTGGCGCCAATCGGACATGACCTGCTTGGGGTTCCGCTTCTTGGGCGGCTGCTGCTTGTAGCTGGTAATCTGGATCAGCATCATGCAGCGACTGAGGTGCCAGTCTTGAACTTCCCAGTTGATCTTGAGTGCGGTCAACCAGAAGTAGATCAACTCACTCGTCGTGATCTCAGGGTTGAATTGACTCGTCGTCTCTTCCTGAGGCACGTGAGAAGCCGTCTGGTTCTCGTTGATGTAGTCCGACAAGCGGTCAAGCTGCTTCGGATCCAGTCCGTAGATGAGATCCGGGTCAATGTCCGGAGACAAAAGCATGCATTGGTAGTAGTCGAGCATCTCAGTCGGCCGCTTGTCCCCGTGGAGGAAGGCCTTCTTGTGCTTTGACTCCCATTTTGACAGAGAACGAAGAGAATGTTCGAACCGGAGTGTGACCGTTCCTTCGTCTGTCATGACATCTAGCTCAAGCATCTCTTCTCCTTATGCCGAAGCTGCCCCGGGGATGACGAACGGAAGAATCATCCCCGGGGCAGTGCTCACGTGCCGAGCAGCGTGTCGACCTCGTCGGGCAGCGGCAGGCGAGCCGGCGTGGCGGCCTGTCCGTACAGCGCCGACTCGAGCGCGGCGAGACCGGTGGGGGTCACGTCGACGTCGGTGCTGTCCACCTTGACGATGGCGGTCGGCTTGAAGCCGGTCACGGCGACCGGGGTGCTGGAGACGGTCCACGAGAACGCCTTCAGCTCCGGGCTGTCGTTGACGGTGTTGTTGGCCTTCTCCGAGGGGGAGGCCTGCAGGCCGTAGGCCAGGTTGAGCACGTAGCCCAGGTCCTCGTCCACGGCGTTGCCCTTGAGGTTCCTCCAGCTGAAGCCGAAGGTCGGGCGGGACTGCATCCCGTACTGCGCGCCGTTGGCGGTCTTGACGACGCCGTCGTGCAGCAGGAACTCCTCGGGGAAGGTGAACGCCTCGATGGTGGCGTTGAACTCCTCGGCGGAGAGCAGGTTGACGTACACCATGTTGTCGGCGTACTGCTTGTTGGACTCCGCGCCGGCGGGCGACTCGGTAACGGCGGTCAGGCCGTTCCAAGCGACACCGGAGGAGTAGACACCCGCGGTCGGGGTGTAGAGGACGCCGCGATCGACACCGCGCTCGAAGAAGCGCTTGTCGAGCTCGTCCCAAGTGAGCTCTGCCATTGTTATGGCCCTTTCTGTCAGAAGAACATCTGGAAGACGAAGTGATTGAGACCGTCCGTCCGGAAGAACCGGTCGAACTGCACGTACTGAAGCCCTTCCACGAGGTCAGGGATCGGACTGTCAGGCGCTCGGTCGATGACCGTGACCGTGTACGCCTTCTTGAGGTAATAGGTTCCGTTGTCCGCTTGCCAGACCGAGCTGGGCGAGCCCCTCTCGATCATGATGCACGGATACTCCATCCCCTCTGTCGGCGCTTGGATATACGCGTCTCGGACGCCTTCCAGTGCCTTCAAAAGAGCTTGGAGCTCACTCAGGGGTAGGGCCATTGTACTTCTCCCCGATGTAGATCACGATGCGAGGCGGCTCGTCGACGATCGACTGGATCTGCCAACGAATGCCTTTGTACGTGATGTAACGGATCATGGAGTTGTCTTGTGGCCCGACCCCGCGAGCAGGGACGGAGATGCTGGTGTTCGTGCCAAGGCTCGGAAGAACCCTATCTGCACTTTCCAACACCTCCGTCCGCTGCCTCACGGTGCCGAGAACCGGTACCTCGGTGACTGTCTCTTCCCAGATGCCGGGCCGGACTTCAGTTTGCTGGACTATGCCCAGCACTCCGGAGTACCGCATGCCGGCCTAGGCCGATCAGGCCTTGTAGCGGAAGGTCCAGTTGTCCTTCATGTCGCTGTCCGACTCGAAGTAGTAGCCGGCGGCCGGCTTCGCCTCGATGACCGTCTGCTTGTTGGTCGTGTCGTTCAGGGTGATGGTGGAGCCGCCGACCAGGGTCGAACCGTCGGACGCGTCGGTGTAGACCACGCCGGTCTGGGTCGGGACGGTCACGACGTTGGCCGCGACGGTCGGAGCGGTGAGGTCCTCGACGAGGGTGTTGGTCGCCGGGTCGACGCTCATGAAGATCTGCGCCGAGTAGGGCAGCGTGAGCGCACCGGAGAGGTAGGTCTCGATGAGGTACTTGTACTGGTTGAAGTCGATGTCGAAGTCGTCGAACAGGGTGACCTCGCCGCCGCGGTTGGTGCCGAAGTTGTAGTCCGACAGGTCCAGCACGATGGCCAGGCAGCCGTCGGGCATGAGCTCCGTGGGAACGCGGACGATCGACGTGACGTCCATGTCCGCCGCGACCTCGCCGAGGTTGCGGTAGACGCGGTGCTCGAAGCCGTCCCGGATGGTGAGCAGCTTCGTGGCGACGCGGTACGACACGAAGGCCGTCTTGTTGCCGGAGCCCAGGTAGAACTCCTGCGCCGCGGTGATCTCGTCGAGCAGGTTGTTCCAGTCGGCGTTCGTCGGGTCGGCCGGCATCGCCACGAAGTAGCGCGTGGCGTACAGGTCGTCGTCGTTGAACACCGAGCGGATGCCGTCGCCGGAGGTGCCGGTCGGCTCAGGGATCTTGTCGGGGTTGAGCTCCGACCCGATCATGACCGGACGGCCGTCGCCGAAGAGGCCCGCACGCGCGATCTCCTCGTCGAGCTTGCCGCGCATCTCGACCTTCATCCAGGCGACGACGTCGAAGTCGACGATGTCGATGATGTCCTGGCGGTCCAGCTTCTGCTTCTTGTAGATGAAGGCGGGTCCCGTGGTCCGCTTGAAGACCGGGAACACCTCCTCGACCTTCTGGCCGGCCTTGATGTAGCCCCGCGCACGGGCCTCGTCCGCGGTGATGTCGGCGTAGGCCGTCTTCACGCGCGAGAAGGGGCTGTGGCTGGTGCCGGCGAGGAACTTCTTCACCCAGTCCTGGCGACGGTCCACGAACGTGGGGGTCCGCATGAGCGCCTGGGCGTCGGGGAAGAGGATCTCGATGTTCTGCACGCCGTAGTCGTCGGCGTGCATGAGCTCCTTGCCCGGGGTGGACCGGACGAAGTCACGGAGCGAGGACACGCCGTCGCTGCCGCCGTTCGCCGAGTTGCCCTTGGCCTGGGTGAGGATCGCCGTCTGGTCGGCGTGCTTGAGCGACGGGCGCTCGATGGTGGCGGTGCCGCCGGCCTCGTTGGACCGGTCGAATGCGTTGCGGCTCATCTGGGTTCCCTTCTTGGAGGAGTCGGAGTGGGTGAGCTGCGGCTCCTCGGTGAGGGCCTCGGTGACTGCTTCCTTGACGATGTCGTCGATGAAGGCGTTGACAGCGGTCTGCTGTGACTCGTTGAGAGTCTTCAGCACGTCCGCGACGGTGGTGTCCTTCGGGTCCGGCTGGTCGGCCGGGTCCGGCTGGTCCGCGGGCTGAGCGTTCGGCTCGGCCGGCTGCTGAGGCTCCGGCTGGGTCGGGGTCTGCTCCGCGGGCTTGTTGGCATCGCCGTGGACGAGGTCGCCACCAACGATCATGATCTCGTCGTCGTCGATCGCACCGTGTGCGAGGACGTTGTAGATCGACGCGCCGGCGTTGGCTCCAGCCAGCACGAGGCTGGTCTCCTGGATGACGCCGTCGTGAACGAGAGCCTCGCCGTTGCCGACTCGCTCCTCGAGGTCCTTCGCCCAGATGGAGTAGTTCGTCAGGTCACCGTGCTGCACGGCGGCCTTGGCGTCCTGCGCCTTGGCGGAAGAGTTGAGGTACGAGTCGCCCCAGATGCCGTCCTCCCGCGCGGAGAGGATGGTGTAGCCCAGGACCTGGCTGACGTCGTTGTGCTGGTGCTGGTAGACCAGGGGCACCTTCAAGGTGTCCTGGTGCTTGAATGCACCCTTCTGGATGGTGCGCCCGTCAGTGCAGCGGATGCCGTACTTCGTGACGTACCCGGAGAAATCCGGTTCCATTTTGACCTCCTTCGGTCATTTCTTGGTCGGGTCCGGAAGGGACTCGAGGATCGGACCACTGATGTACTTCTTGGCGACACCGTCGGCGACCGACTGCATCGTGTTCTGTGCCGCCTGCTGAAGTACCTTCTTGGAGGTAGTCGACAGCCATGACGGGTTGG